GGAAAGGAGACGCCATGATCGGCCATAAACCTGTCCGCCCTGGCGAATCATACCGACTGCTCGTCACGTTTCTGCGGGTCCGGAAGGGCGGCGTTCCGTCCGTGATCCGGGTGGATGGCCGGGAATATGTGCTGAAGGAGAAGCGGGAGAAGAAATGAAAAACCGCCCCGGCGCGGATGGCGGCCCGCCGGGGCATAAAAGAGAACGCAAGACCCGTCCCTATTATACCACAGCGATAGGCGGGTGTGGGGGATGGAAAAGCACGAAATCGAGCAGATTCTTCGGGACTATCACTGGATGATTCGGGAGATCGAACGCCTCCGGAATCTGCTCGGCGATGCCGGCGAAAGAGTGGTGCGAAACTACGAAACGCTGGACATGCCCAAACCGCAGGGCGGAAAAACGGACCCGGTGGCCATTGAAGCGGCCCGGCGCGAACGGAGCTGGAAGAAGCTCCGGACTTATGAGCAGAAAGTCATGTTCGTCCAGGAGCGAATCGATATCATCCAAGATGAGCGCGAGCGGACTGTGCTGGACTGCATGCTCGACGGCATGAGCATGCGGGCGATCGCAAACCATATGGGCTTGTCCAGGCGCCATGTGCAGAATCTGAAAGACAACATCGTGGAGCAATTCTATGCGTCCCAAAGGGCAGCGAGCTGAACGCGAGCCAAATTTCCCACTTTGCACACTTTGCGCCACTTTTCCCACTTTTCCATACGTGAGCCAAATTGCACACTTTGCACACTTTTTGACAAACGGGTTTTTGGCGGGTAAACTGGAGACCAAAGCAATAGAGTCGCAAAAATGCGGCTCTTTTTGTTTTGGAGTGTTAGTAGCTCCGAGTGCTTGTTCTGCCAACTTGTTCATGGGGTGCATATGGCCAGACCAAAAAGTCCGGGAAGGGTGCAGAAAATCCTCGAAGAGCTTCGAGGACTCAACGCGGCTCTTCAGCGGAATGAGTCCGCCCCGAAGCAGCCGGCCAAATGCATCGGCTGCGTTTGGGGAACCTGGACCGGAACGGTGCAATACTGTCCGTTCCAGCAATGCGCGAGATCATAACTCCCGTGGCGACGGACACTGGAGTTGCCGATTTTCGTCCAGCCGCCTCGCCGGGGTATGAGCCAGCCCTCTCCTCACCGGGACCGGACCGGTGCGGGGCGGCTGTCCGGGGTTTGTGCAGGAAAATCCTCCCATGTGTCGAAGTATGACGCACGGGAGGTGACAAAAACCATGGCGTTATACGACGGGAGGCGCCAAATTTCAGAAGATGAAGTATTGCAGAAGGTGAAATATTTTTATGACCGAGCTGGCAAGGCCATGGAGTATTGGAGTGCGGGAGATAAAAGAACCGCACTGAATTTGGCGAAGGAAATACGGAATGAACTTCGTGAGGAATATAAAAACAATGATTTGGCGAGAATCGAAAAATATTATGGGGAAGACATAAATTTTGTCAATTATAGAGCTGCAGTTCATGAGGCATATGCTTCAATAATAGGGCAGACGACTTATCAAAACGCTTTTTCGTTCCTTTATGACGTTCAAAGTTACATGAGCTATTATTTTCCGAAAATAAGAAAGAAAACGTCTTAACCGTCGTTTCGTTTCAAATAAAAAACCACGAGCGCCCGTTTCGGGTGCTTTTCTTTTGCCTTCTTGAGAGGTGGTGATCATGAGCCTGACGCCGAAGCAACAGCGATTCGCTGACGAATATCTGATCGACCTAAACGCCACGCAGGCGGCGATTCGGGCGGGGTACAGTCCGAAAACGGCCAATGAGCAAGGGGCAAGGCTGTTAGCGAAAGCTAGTATCCGCGCGTACATCGACCAGCGCATGGCCGAGCATTCGCGCCGGACCGGTATCAACCAGGAGCGCATAATCCGGGAACTGGCCAGGATTTCGCTCGTCAATCCAGCAAACGTCGTGAATTTTGAGACCGGCGAGATCAGAGCGACGGCAACCGAGGATGATTTGGCCGCGATTTCGTCGGTGAAGGTGAAAACCATCGGCTACACGGACGACGGCGTGCCGTTGATCGAGCGCGAAGTTCGATTCCACGACAAGAACCGTGCTTTGGAGCTGCTCGGCAAACGCTTTGGCATGTTCATCGACCGCCAGCAAGTGGAAGTTCAGGGCGCCGTTCAGATCGTCGACGACGTGCCGTGTGATGGCAAATGACAAAGGTTCGGCTGACGGATCTGATCGCGCCGTCGTTTTACTCTGTCCATCACGCGATCAAAAACGGCGACGCAACGCACTTCCTGCTCAGCGGCGGCCGCGGCAGCACGAAATCTTCGTTTGCGGCGGTTGAGATCATCTTCGGCATGATGCGCGATCCCCAGGCAAACGCGGTCGCGCTTCGGAAGGTCAAGGACACGATTCGGGAGAGCGTCTATGAGCAGCTGCTGTGGGCGATCGAGAAGCTCGGTGTTGCACACCTTTGGCAAGCGAACATCTCGCCGATGCGGCTGACGTATTTGCCGACCGGCCAGATGGTGATTTTCCGGGGTGCTGACAATCCGAAAAAGATCAAGTCCGGGAAGCTCCGGCGCGGGTATGTGAAGTTCATCTGGTACGAAGAGGCTGACGAGTTCTCGTTAGAAGACATTCGGACAATCAACCAGACATTCATGCGCGGCGGCGACAGCTTCCGCGTTTTTTACACGTACAACCCGCCGAAAAGCCGTAAGTCATGGGTGCATGAGCACAAAAACAACCCGCCGCCTGGCTGGTTTGTGCATCATAGCACCTACTTGGACGTGCCGCGGGAATGGCTCGGCGAACAGTTTTTCATCGAGGCGGAGACGCTGCGGCAGCGTAACGAACTGACCTACCGACATGAGTACCTGGGCGAGGACGTCGGCACCGGCGGTGAGGGATTCCGGAATCTCACCATCCGCCGGATCAGCGACGAGGAGATCGCGACGTTCGACCGCATCAAGCGCGGGTTGGACTTCGGCTTCGCGGCTCACCCGACGCACTACTCGGAAATGCACTTCGATTCCAAACGCCGTAAGCTGTACATCTACCGTGAGATCCACAAGGTCGGCATGAGTACGCGGGCCCTGGCGGAAGAGTTGAAGAAGGTCAACCCATCCAACCGACCAATCGTGGCCGACAGTGCGGAGCCGCGGACGATCGCCGAACTTCGAAATCTCGGCGTGAACGTGGTCGGGGCAAAGAAAGGCCCGGACAGCGTGGAGCACGGCATCAAGTTCCTTCAGGACCTGGACGAGATCATCATCGACCCGGTCCGCTGCCCGAACACAGCTCGGGAGTTCGAAGGCTACGAGCTCGAACCGGATGGGAACGGCGGCTGGAAGGAAGGCTTCCCGGACCGGGACAACCACAGCATTGACGCCGTCCGGTACGGCATGGAGGACGAAAGCAGCCTGAAGCGGATCAAAGCCGCGCCGACAATCGCCAGATAGGAGGTGACATGCACGAAATGCTGCCGGATTTCAGCTACGAAATCGAGCAAATCCAGAAGGGCGGCATCACGCCGGAGCTGGTGCAGCGCATTCTTCGAAAATTTGAGCCGCGACAGGCGGAGATGAAGAGGCTGTACCAGCGGTATTTGGGTGATCCGCAGGGGATACCCATCTTCCAGCGACGGCTCGCCGACGAGAGGAAAGTCAACAACCGGGTCGCCAATGATTTTTTTGGCGAGATTGTCGACATGAAAGTCGGTTACTTCGCCGGGAATCCGATCAGCTACAACTACGCGAAGGACGATCCGAATTACGAGGAAGCCCAGGGCCTCATCACGCGGTTCGCAGCTCTGAACAATTTGCCCGACCTGGACGTCGAGGTCACGAAGATGGCCGCGATCTGCGGATACGGAGCCAGGCTCCTTTACATTGACAAACAGGCCCGAGAGCGAGCAAAGAACCTGCCGGCATTCGGGACGGTGTTCCTGACGACCACCGGCGACATCACGGAGCCGGATTACGCCCTGTACGTGTACACGGTGCTTGACGAACGCGACAGCCCGATCCGGAAAGTGGAGTTTTACGACGAGACGTACACGTACTACTTCATCGAAACGCGCTCAAACAGCGGCGTGTACCAGGTCGAAAAGCCGCCCGAACAGCACCAGTTCAGCATGTGCCCGGTCGTCGGCTTCCCCAACAACGCCGAGCTACAGGGTGACGCTGAGAAGGTGCTCAGCCTCATCGACGCCTACGACCGGACAATGTCCGACGTAAACAGCGAGATCGAGGCCTTCCGTCTGGCGTACATGGCGTTCATCGGCGGGCAGATCGACGAGGAAACGCTCAACGAGGCGCGCAAAACCGGTGCGTTCAGCATCCCGGATGGCGGCGACATCAAGTTCATCACGAAGCAGCTGGATGACGACATCGTGGAGCATCACCTCAACCGGCTGCATGACAACATCTACCGGTTTTCGAAGACGCCGGACCTGTCCGACGAAGCGTTCGGCGGCGGGGCTCAGTCCGGGGAAGCGCGGAAATACCGTTTGCTCGGATTGGAGATGAAGACGGGGTTCTTCGAAAACAAGTTCCGTTCGGCCAGCAAGCGCATGTTTGAGCTTCTCGCCGGGCCGTGGAACATGAAGACACCGTCCCTGAAATTCGACCCGCTGAACGTTTGGTTCGAGTTCAAGCGGAATTTCCCGCGCGATCTGCTTTACGAAGCGCAGGCGACGCGGCAACTCAAAGGCATGGTCAGCGAGCAGACGCGGCTCAGCCAGCTGTCGTTCGTCGACGATGCGCAGTACGAGATCGAGCTGATGCAGCGGGAACGGGACGAAATCCCGGAACTGGACATGCCCGATGACGAGGGCGATGCCGCATGAGCCTGGACAAGTACGAGGAAGAGCTGCGCCGGAGGAACGAGCAGCAGCGGGAGGCGGTGGAGGAGCATATTCGGCGGAACTTTGAGATCGCGCTTCACAGCATCATCGCCGAGATCGGGCTGCTCTACGCGAAGCTCGAAACCGACGGGAAGCTCACCTACGAGGAAATGGCAAAATACAACCGCCTCCGCCGGCTGGAGAAGCAGATCATGGCCCAAGTCGACCGAATGAGCGCGAAGAACCAGCGGGCGCTGCGGCGCCTGCTGCGTGAGGCGTATTCGCACTCTTATGAGTGGATGGCCTGGGCGATTGAGCGGGAGAGCCGGGCGCGTCTGGCGTATGCCGCGATTCCGCTTGAGAAAATCGACCGCATCGTTGAAGAGCCGGTAGGCGGGCGAACGCTAAAAGGGCGGCTTTCCCGGCTCCGCCGGCAGACCGTTGACGAGCTGTTCCGGCGGATCACGGCCGACCTGGTCGAGGGTAGCACGCTTCGGAAAATGACTGCGAACGTCCGGGATGTGCTAAATACCAGCCACGCGGACACCGTCCGGATCGTCCGGACCGAGGCTCACCGAATCCAGGAGGCGGCGACGCTGGCCAGCGCGCAGCATGCGCATGCGCAGGGCGTCGTGATGATGAAGAAGTGGAATTCGCTGCATGACGAGAAGGTGCGGCACACGGCGGCTGCCAACCACCGGCTGATGGACGGGCAGGAAGTACCGGTGGACGAGGATTTCGAGCTTCTGCCGTCCGGCGGTCGCGGGAAAGCGCCGGGGAACACCGGCGTGGCCGCGCACGACATCAACTGTCGGTGCTTCACGACGTACCGGATCGCTGAGGTGCAGCGAAAGACACACAAAGAGCTGGCGGACATCACGTTCGAGGAATGGAAGAAAACTCGTTTGAAACAGCCGTGACCCGGCTGTTTTGTTTTTAACCAAAAACTTGAGGGCGGGTGTCGGCGA